GGATCGCCAAGAAGCCCGACGACACGGAGACACCCGACGCGGCTGTCGAAGTCGCGGACGACGGGACAGTCTCGGTCGAGACCGACGGCGACGTGCAAATCAGCGGGTCGTCAAGCGTGACGATCGACACTGACGGCGGCGTCGAAATCAGCGGGTCGTCGAATGTGACGGTCAATACTGACGGCGGCGTCGAAATCAGCGGGTCGTCGAGCGTGACGATCGACAAAGGCGGAACCTCAAAGCCGGTTCTGACAGAAGACGCCGTCGTCGAGTATGAACAGCGGGTCGACACGTCCGACGGGTCGGGCGGGACGACCACGAAGACCACGACAACAGTCTCGAACGGCGAGACGACAGCGACAGAAATTGAGTGACGCATGGTCGAGGAAGACACACTCGCCGACAGACTCGGCGTCGGGCTTCGACTCGACAGCGACTTTGACTTCGTCGCCCAGGGCGGGAGTCTCGACCTTCTGTCGGGAATTGACGTCCTGGGGCGTGACCTGGCGTTTGCCCTCTCGACGGAACTCGAAGCCAAGCGCGGCGACCTCGCGGCCGGCGGACAAGAGTTCGCCGAAGACGTCCGTATTATCGTCCGCCGGGTCGCACGGGCGGACAGTCGGGTCGCCGAGATTGTCGACCCGATCGAGGTCGACCCCGAGTTCGGCGGCCCGGCTGAAGCTCGGGTCGAAGTCGAACTCGTCGCCGAGACCGGCGACCGCGGCAAAGCCATTCTCAAACCATGACTATCCAGCCCGACGATCAAGAGACGATTTTCCAGCGGGTGAAGTCCGCGATCGCGAAGGCGACCCGAATCACGAACTTCAGCCCGACCAGCCCGGAGAAGGCGATCGCCGACGACGTCTTCGCGGCGGAACTCCGGGAACGACAGCATGAATTGTTAGCTGTGCAACTGTCGGCGCGAATCGAGTTTGCCGGACGCGGCGCGGACGACTCGGAGACGCCGATCGACGCCGACGCCCTCGAAGGGCTGGGTCTCGACCCGTCGAGAGTCGACCTCGATCTGTTGAACAGCTTCGTCGAGTCAGACGACCTCGACGCGCTTGTCGCCCGGAATAGCGTCTCGCGTGACCCTGGGTCGTTCGCGACGGGGACCGTGACGTTCACGACGGCAAACGACGGGGTCGTGATTCCCCAGGGAACCGTCGTCACAACCCCGCCGGACGCCGACGGAGAGACAACAGACTTCCTTGCGACCGAGGAAGTCACTCCGTCGGCGGGCCGAAACACCGTCGACGCCGACGTTCGGGCCGTCGAACGCGGAACTGGGGGGAATCTGGGAAGCGGGTCGCTGGTAAACCTTCCCGACCCGCCGCCCGGCGTGATCGGCGACCCGGCGGTCTCGAACGCGGCGGCGGTGACGGGGGGTGAAGACGCGGAGTCGAACGCCGAACTTCGCGAGCGGTCGAAGAAAGCCCTGGTCGGGACAGCCGGCGGGGGAACGACGGCCGGAATCGAGGGCGAAATCGTCGAGTCGTTCGACGGTCTTGACCTCGAAGACGTCGTCGTCGACGAGAATCCGACCGGCGACCCGCAAGACTTCGACGTCGTCGTCGACGGCGGGCCGTCTGATTCGACACTGTCGGAGAAAATCGACGAACTCCAGCCGACCGCGATCGAGGGGACGCTGGTTCGGCCGACCACAGTCACTGTCGACGTCACGACCGACGTGACGGGGACCGACGTCGATACGTCGACCGTCGAGAACGAAATCGTCGACGTGATCGCCGGTCTGGGGCTGGGGGAGAACCTCATTCGCGACCAGATCGTCGCCGCGATCATAACCGCCGACGACGGGCTGGTCGGGATTTCGTCGCTGGATATCACGGCCGACGGGACGGCGGTCGCCGACGACCTGTCGATCGCCGACCGAGAAACGGTCGAAGCTGGAACGGTATCAGTCACGGTCGTCTGATATGACGGAGCGAAAATCACTAATCGAGCGACTTCCGTCGCTGTTCCCAGCGGCCGACACAGACTCGACGTTCCGTCGCTTCTTCGCTGGGTTTGAACCGCCGCTCCGGGAGTTCGCCGCCCAGCTTGACGACGTCGAGACGTCGCTCCGTATCCGAGAGGCGTCGGGACAGTCGCTTGACTTGATCGGCGCGGAGTTCGGCCCTTTAGGCCGGCGTCGAGGGCGAGACGACGAAGCGTATCGACAGTTTCTCACGTCGCTGGTCGCGGCCTTCGACGGCCGAGGAACCAGCGACGACGTCGAGTTTGCCGTCGGGGCCGGACTCGCTGTCGACCCGTCGGAAGTCGAACTCCGAGAAGATTTCGCGGCGAACGACTATCAGGTCGAACTCCGCGACTGGTCTTCCCACCGGACGGGGACGGTGAACGAGTTAGCGGACCTCGCCGACCCGCCGGCTATCCCGCGACGCGACCCGGTCTATCTGTTCACGGACGCGATCGCGTTTCGGGCGACGGCGTCAGACACGACAGACGCGCGTACCGCCGAGGGACTTGACGACCTCCGAGGCGTCGACACGCTCGACGGCGACGGCGCGTTCGGCGGAAGTAACGATAACGACGTCCGGGGTCGCTCGACACTCGGACCGGCGTCGGCGATCGCGACAGCGTCGTCGACGACCTCGACCCAGACCGAGGGCGACGGACTCGCCGGGGGAACTCTCGACGGGTCGGAGTCACTTGACGGATAGCGCGCCGACCAAACCAGATAGGAAACGACACATAACATGGCCACAGTCACAGACGACGGTCTCGAACAAATCAGCGACGTGTTACTGACGGCATATGACGAAATCGCCGTCGGAACTGGGACAGACGCGGACGCGCCCTCGGACTCGTCGCTTCAATCCGAGGCGTTCCGGGCGACAGTCAAGACAGCGGTCGTCAAGTTCCGAGAGACGGGGCCGACTGGAGAATACGAAGCCGCGATCGAGGTTGGCGGGGGGCTGGAGGTTCCCGCCGGGACAGCTATCAGCGAAATCGGGCTGTTCGCGGACGGCGTCTTAGTCGTTCGCGACGTCTTCCCGGCCGTCACAATCGAGGCGGGGGACCGACGTGAGTTCACCATTCCCGCTGATATCACGCGCTAACAGACACCCAGACAGAACATACCACACTACGCTATGGCTGATTACACGTTCACACAACCGACAGACAGCGATCACGCCGAGAACATTAACGTCGCGTTAGGGCATGACGCCCTCGCGGATTACGTTCGCTTCGGGCTGGAGGTCTCGGCCCTCGACGCGACGAACGGGGAGTTCGACCTGTCGGAAGGCAAGGTCTATATCGAGCGGACGACCGGAACGACTGACACGGGCGACACGCGACACCGTGTCCTGTCGGGAGCACACTACGACGCCCGAGCGAACGTCCCGATCGCGACAGCGTCGGGTCGAAACTACGTTTGGTCTGTGTTGAACTTCGACACCCAGGACAGCCCGACGATCGAGGTCACGACGACGAACTCGCCGCCGACCGGCGACTCGCTTCTAATCGCGGAACTCGAAGCCGACGACCCGGACGGCGACGGCGTCGCCGAGACGCTGGGCGTGGTCGACCAGCCGAATCGCTTCCCGGACCTGGAAGCCGAGTCACTTCAGAACCCGGACGGCGAGACGATCGACCTGTCGGAGACCAGCTTCGAGGGTGCGGGCCACGACGGGGTCGACGTCCCACCGACCGTCGACCTGACGGCAGACGACTTCGAGCGGGCCTCACTCGGGTCTGAGTACGTGGGCGACACGCAGAACGCGCAAATCCAATCAAGTGTCGCGTTGGAGGGGCAACGGTCGCTTCAGTTGGCCCCAAATGATAATAACGCTTTCGTTGGGACATTTGACAGAGATACACCCCAAATCGGTGATATATTTAGATACGCTGTGTATCTGACAGATGATTCTACTGCTTCGCGTGTCGGGGTTTTGACAAGTGAAGTCGGAGGTGGTAATATTAAGTCTCTTAACGCAACAGGAGTGAGAATCCAACTCGCGGCGTCAAATAACCAGCTTGAGATTGAACCGATTATTGAAGGGGAAAAGACAGATGAATACGCTTCATCTGGTGATTTTTCTGGTAATGTTAACGAGTGGCTCACCGTCCGCGTGGAGTTAGGACTTGACTATGAGATAAGTGTGACAGTTATCTCACAGTCAGGCACAGAAATTGCGTCTTTGAGTGCGAATGTGGACAATCGAATTCCACGAGCTGGCGGGTTGAATCTTGGAACATTAAATAATTCTGTTAATGCGACCACATACTATGACGACATAAGCATCACCCGCCGACTCGGGGAGGAAACCCGTGAACGCCAACGCGGGAGTCGTGAGATCGCCAAGACCGTCTCGCGTGGGGGCGTCGGCGCGGGGCCTCCGTCCGCGACGCCGAACCAGCGTCGTCGCACCGTTCACCGCCACCCAGTCACGGCAGACGCCCAACAGGGCCAGCGGTACGCCGACGTGATGGAGGTCGGCGGGAGTCCCGTCGCCTACGTGGAGGGGGAGTTTGACGGGCGGGGTGGCTCGTATAAAGAGCGCTTGCAGGCCCCACTTGGCCGCTTCTCGCGTGTCAACGCACTCCTCTCTTACGAGAGTGACACGGAATCCGACCTCACTCGCTGGGACGCGGACGAAGACAACAGTGGGGACGCGGACGCGCTCTTGTCAAGCACGCGCCCGCGCGAATTGCGTATTGACAAAGCTGGTACATCAACGAACAACGCGGCCATCTGGTACGCAACGACTCTGACAACGTTTGAGAGTCTTGGTCCCTTTGCGATTACGTTCCACGACGTTGTTGGGGCAGAGAGTGACAACACATATGTTGGCATCCATACGCTGAAACAAGCCTCCAAGTTCCCAACGACAAACGGAGAAGGTATTCTTTGCCGTCTTCACGCGGACACAAAATTCACCGTCATAGCGAACGGGTCGTCAACTAACGAGCTGACAAACACGGATTTCGACTTCACAAGCCCACATGATATTCGGATTGAGTATGACGGGAGTGAGGCCCGTCTGTTCATTGATGGCGCGTTCCAGTCTGACCTCAGTTTCTCACAGAACAATGATTTTGTCCCCTACCTATTCAAGCAAGACGCAAATGGAACCGCTGAAACGCTGAAGGTCCCACAAATCACCGTCTCGCCGTTAACGGAGGTACTACGATAAATGACAGTTGACACGCCACTCCCCGAACGGGGGTTGCTAGGTGCATGGTTCTTCGACAGCAGATTCTATGATGGCGGGCGCGACCGCGTGGACCCGTCCGCACCCGTGGGGTATCCAGCGAATCTGAAGAACGGCGTCACGGTCGGTGTCTCTGGCGACCCGAGTCGAGAGTTTGGGGCCGCCGCCTTTGACGCGGACAGTAACCAGTACGCCGACGTGGGGGAGACACTGCAAAAGACTGGTTCGCAGGCTGTGGCGGCTGTCGTTAAACCCACCGACGACACTGATAGAATGGCGGTGGCCAGTAACCTTGATGGAGAAGGATTTTTGTTTGACTACAATCGGATTGCCGATGATACGCTTAGCTTTGGCGTTCGGGAGGCCGAATCCACAAACGTGATAGCGGCCGCAGGCACGGCACAGACAAATGAGTATGTATCCTGTGTCGGGTCTGTCGAACCCAACGATAATATTTCCCTTTATACAGATGGGAGTCTTGCGGAAACGAAGACATTTGGAACTATTAAATTAAAGGATGAAACCTTCACTCCTCTCCGAATCGGAAGCCGCGGTGATGCAAAATTGCACTGGAACGGCGAAATCGCCGCCGTTGGGCGCTATGACCTGACCGTCTCCGACGCTCCCGAACCGTCTGAAATCGCAGAGCGGTGGGACCGCTTGACCGATATCCCAGGGACACGGTGATTCACAAATGCTCGATATCAGATATGCGCTGTCCGGCGAGGTAACGTCTTCAGATAGTTCGTTTCTCGATCAAATCGAAGCCGCGCTTCCGACAGCGAGCGAGTCGATCATGGGCCGAGACTTCACGAAGTCGCGAATCCAGAACGACGACGGGTCGGAGACGCTATCGGCGACGCTTCGTCTCGCGGCCGACGGCGAGTCCGCCGAGGTCGAGCTTCCCGACGGGTCGACCCAGACAGTTACGCCCGACCGGTACGGACGCGTCCTGTTCGATCATATCGCGAGTTCCGACCTCGCGAACCAGGCGGACGGGTGGGAACTCCGCTTCTATCGCGCCCCCCAGGGGGGCGTTCTCGCGAGTGACGTCCGCGAGTGGTATGAGGCGACCCCGTCGAAACACCCGACGCGGACAGACGACGACGGGACCACGGAGTCGTTCGTTCCGAGTTCCTGGAACGCCGACCACCACACGCTCGCGTATGAAACCGGCTAATGCTCGCGCCGGAGTTACTGGTCGGGCTGGGGACGGCCCTCGGTGTGCTTTTGATCGCTGTCCTTCAGAACCGACGACGAATCTCGAAGCTGGAGTCCTGGGCATTTGGCTACGATCGCGACGACACGGACGGCGGGGTTTCAGAACAGCATAGAAGTCTCGCGGAGCGTCTCGACGATATCGAAGCTGGTCTCGAAAGTGATCGCGAACAGCGACGTGAAGCACACGAAAACGTCGAAGAAGAACTCCGAAGACACCGGAGTCTCCTTTACCAGACTGTCGAGAACCTCACGCGACTGATTAATCGCGAGGTCGACGACGCGGACGTCGACCCGTCGGACGTCAAGCCGGAGTTCGACCGGCCGCGTGACGAGAGTCCGGTCGACGATCGGCGACCGGACGATCGCTACGCCGATCGCGGCGACGAGTAATCAGGGACTCGCTTCTGGTCTCCCGTCCCGACCCGTCGACAGTGGCAACACCGTCAACCGATCGCGAAATAAAAAAGCCCGAACGGCCGCCGCGATCGGGGCCGTTCGGGTCGACAGACGACTGGGATACCGCTGATTCAGCCGGTCTCTGGCGTTTCGACGTCGTCTGTCGAGCGGGTCGTCAGAACCGCCCGCGTCGCCGACCCGTCGACCTCCGTGAAACAGTCGTGACACACCGCGACGACGGAGTCGGCGTCCGTCTTCGTCTCGACGGGGACGATATGGTCCGAGACGTCGTCAAGCGCGATCGACAGCGAGTGAGACCGTGTCGGCGTCCCGCAAACGAGACAGCCGCATGACTCCGAGACGTCGACATGGTCCCAGGCGGACACGTCGTCGATCATAGTTCGTTCGTCTCGAACATGATTTCTCCCTTCGCTTCCCAGACGGCGCGGGAACTCGCGAGCGTCGGACACCGCTGTCTCCCGTACCCAGGATAATCAATCACCTGGGCGTCGAGGAAGTCTCCGATATCATACTCGAAGACCGAGTACGGCGGGTGTTCGCTTGTCCCGTCGACCTGGATTATGTAGATAATCCGAACCGGCGGGGTCTCGTCGTCGCCGGGCCGCCGGAGACGATCGAGAACGTCTTCGCTAACCGGGTAGCCCCCGATTTTTCGGAAGTAGTTCGCGTCACGTTCACGCGGGCTGGTATAGACCCAGGCGTCACGTTCGCGATCGCGGCCGATCATGCCGTATAGCGTCTGTTTCTCGTCGCCGTGAACCGGATACCGCCGCTTCACGTCGGGTCGATTCTCTCGGTCGAACTCCGCGTCGCCCTGGTCGGACGACTGGTCGGAGTCGCTGAAGTCTGTCAAGTCGGTCATGAAAGTCGCGTCGCTGTCAGTCGATTAACTGTTCGTCTCGACGACGATCGCCTCGCCCAGCGTCGGGATATCCGACGGCGGACAATCCCGTGACGGCCGGCTGTCGGGGGCGATCGACTCGCGTCCGTCGAAGTAATCGTCCGGCGGGGCCGCGAGGTCGGCGTCGATCGACGCCGGGTCGACGAGTTCGCCGTCGCATATCGGACACTGGGTCCGATTCCGACGGCCGCCCGCCATGCTCGAAACGCCATACGAACAGTCGGGGAAGTTCTCACACTTCCGTTCACGCGCCGTCATAGCTGGTTAGAAGTCGTCGAGGGTCGACCCGCCCGCCGCCTCGGCCAGCGGTTCGAGGTCGTCGTCACGACGGTAAACACGGACACACGACTTCGGTATCCAGTCGGTCCCCGGCTGGTCCGCGTCGGGGTCGTCCGTCTCGATCGCTGTCGTGAACAGGAACGCCTTCTCTGTCTTCGCGACGACGCGGCCGGCGAACAAGTTCTCGACGCCCTCGACGTTCGCGAGAAGGGTCTTCTCGTCGACTAACCAGTCTTCGAGCTTCGCGACGGCGTCGGGCTGGTCGTCGTCCGCGAGCGTCGCGTAAATTAGGTCGCTCCGTCGTGTCCCGATCGTCACGTCTCCTTTGAGGTCGTCCCGCGACGAGACGGACACTTCGGTCATGCTCCCCCCCAGGTGTCGAGCGTCACGCCCTGGTCGGCGACGTCGTCCGGCGAGAGGGCGTCGCCGGTCGATTGCCATTCGGTTTCGTCGTCGCAATCGGCTAACCGCGCGATCGCGTCGGGCTGGTCGTCCGGGGTCGCTTTCCGCGTGGTCGACGACGCGACGTCGAGGTCGTCAAGCGCGAACAGATAGAACGTCCGGTCTTGTTTCCACCGGACGACGACCAGCGGGAGTGACTCGGCCCGCCGGGCGAACCGAGTCAGTTGTTCGAGCTCGCTGTTATCGAGATATGCCGTCTCGTTCGCCGCGACGGTCTTGATTTCCGCCGCGAATCGGTCACGCGATCGCGCCGCGAACACGTCCGGCTGGTCGCGGTCCGTCCGCGACCCGGAGGCGGGCGATCGGAGGACAGCATACCCCGAGGCGTCGAAGAAGCGCGCGAACCGTCGCTCGCTCCGAACGCCGCCGGTCATGACTTCGTCTCCGTGTCTGTCTCCGTGACGCGGCCCCGCACGGTCCCGTCACGGACCTGTCCGACTTCGGTCGGTGTTGGTGTTGCTCTCATAGATTCCCCAAGCCGTTCGACCCCGACGGCGTCGAGCGGCGACGCCGCCGGGTTTGCCGAAAGAAGTGGGGACCGCCCTCAAAGCCGCTCGAACGCGCCGACCTCGATCGCTTTCGCGACGAGCACCGCTTCGTCAAGTTCGAGTTCGACCCGTCGAGACCCGCGCGGCCGGCCGTCATGAATCACAACGGTCCCGTCCTCCGGGTTTGTCTCGACGACAAGCTCTCCGTCGTCGTCCTGAACGATCGGGAGACTCCCGAGACGGCCGTCGGCGTCGCCCGCGTCGTCAAGGGCCAACTGAATCTGTTTCCGGGCTTCTGCGAGACGCCGCCGTGGGTGTGTTCGCGGAAGCCCGCTGTCGTCCGTCATGATTCGCCTCCGTCTCCGTCCTGATAGAAGACGTACCAGCGTGTTTCGACGGTCCCGTCGTTCACAGACGTCCCGAAAAGCGGGTCTGTCGGGGCTAACTCCAGAACCTCTTGAAAGTCGGCCGCTTCGTCGGCGAACTTGAAGACAAGCGTTCCGCCCGGCCGGAGGACACGCCAGAGTTCTTCGAAGCCCGCTTGGAGGTCTCGTTGCCACGTTTCCGCGTTCAGCGCCCCATATTTCCGCGTGACGACCCCGCGAAGCGTTTTCATGCCGTCGGAGCGAACGGCGTGGGGCGGGTCGAAGACGACCAGGTCGAACGAGTCGTCGTCGTAGGGTAAGTCGCGGAAGTCCTGTTTCTCGTCTGGGTCGACGGAGTATCCGCGTGGTTTCTCGCCGAACTCCTCGCGATCGAGCGACTCAAGCTCCCGCGTGTCGGCATAGAGCACGTCGTCGCGGTCTTTCTGTCCGGGATACCACAGCCCGCGTCCCCCACACGTCGGGTCGAAGATATCTTCAGGCGGGTTCATGACTCGCCACCGTCGCTGTCGAGGTCGATTGAGACCGATATCTCGGCTGTCTGGGTGTCGAGGTCGACTGTGACCCCGACGTCGCCGTCTGTCGCGGCCGCGACAGCGTCGATTTCGCTCGCGGCCGCCCGGAGCGACGCGCCCAGCCGAGACTCCGAGACAGCGGACTCTTGTTCGGCGTCGTCTGTCTCGGCGTCCTGGGTCTCGGGTTCGACAACGTATTTTCGCTCCGAGTTATCCCATGAGACCGGAGGGATATCGCAGTCATACTCATGTCCCTTCTTCCCCCGGACAATTCGCGAGATGTAACTCCGGTCTGTGTCGAAGCGGTCTGACATTTCCGCCGCTGTCGCGCCCGAAAGTAGCTGTTTGCGGAGGTATTCGACGTGTTCTGTCGGGTCTGGGCTTGGCGCGGCGTCATGCCTCCGTTCAGACCGCTCCACGACGTATCTCTGGGCCGAGTCGTCCCATGAGACCGGCGGGATATCGCTATCACTGTCGTCGCCGCGCCTCCCGTTCGCGATACGCGAGATTTCGGCCGGGGCGACGTCGAATTGCTCCGCGAGGTCTGTCCCGCTCGCGCCGAAAAGTAACTCTCGGCGGACGTACTCGATATGATTCGACGGGTCGAACTCCGAGAGGTCGTCACGCGCGAACTCCGAGAGGTCGACTTGATCGGTCTCCGGTGCGTCCGGGTCGCTGAAGTCGACTCCCTCGACACCCTCGACAGACGTCTCCCCGTCGTGGCTGTCCCCTGGGACGTCGACGTCTCGTTCTGTAATATAGCTCATGGTCGTGTCGATCACGGGCCGCTGGTCGTCTTCGGAGTATCGTTCCATCAGTCTCCTCCGTCGGGAATCGTTTCTTCGACGCTCGCGAGTTCCCGCGCGACGTCGATCGTTTCCTCCGCGACGCCGGCCGCCGACGCCTCGGCCGCGAGACGCGGGACGTCGTCGGAAGCGTCAAACAGCCGTTCCAGTAGGTCGATCGCGACGAGTTCGTTCACTCGCCGGACGCCGTCGACGTTCTCATACTGCGGCCTGCCGAGTCGGGACGACGGGAAGTCGTAACTTTTCGACGGCGTCGACGAGACCGAGGTCACATACACACACTCGAAGACCGGGTCGGCTGGGCTGGTCCGAAGCCGTTCGTTCCCGGTATTTTCGAGGAAGTCGAACCCTTCCCGCTCCGAGTGTTCGTCCGTCCGATCGGCGACGCGATCGACGACGAGCATTGTCCGCCCGGTCGCGAGGTCGACGACGGGGTCGCCGACCTGGAAGTCGTCGGCGAGCGGGTCGACCCGCTCGGTCTGGTCGCTATGCTGGTCGCTGTCGAGACTGTCGTCTGGTCGCGAATGTTCTGTCATGAACGGCGAAAAAACAGCTTAGTTGTCTGATTCGTCCGTCTTGAGACGGATTTCGATGCTCTCGATATTGTCGAGGGGCTTGTCTTCGCGAATCCGTTTCGCGAGTGTCGGGTGCAGTGACTCGACGGCCGTCGCGATCGTCGAGGTCGTCCCGCTGGTCGCGGGAATCTCGACACCCGACCGATAGGCGTCGCGGATTTCGCGCAGTTCGCGGTCGTTATCGACCGTTCGCGCGACATACCCCTTCGAGACGTCCGCTTCGTCGGCGATTTCGTCATAAGTCGCCAGCGGACGTCGGTAAGCTACCTCTCTAATCGCTTCCTGTTTCGTCGTCCCAGATTCGTTCACGTTTTGACTGTTACTGTCCGTCTGATTTGTCGTTTCGGTCACGCCTGTCTCGACTGTCGTCGTCTTCTGAACTCCCTTATCGTTCGACCCCGACGTCGTCTGTCTCGACGCCGCCGGGTTTGTCGACGCTAAGGGTGGGGTTCGACCGCCCAGACCGCCGCTTCAGCGGTCTATGTGGTCGCGGAACTGGTCGTCGATCGCGTCGCGATCGGCCCAGCCCGGAATCTCTCGCCGCCCCGTCTCGAACTCGACCCGTCGGATATGCTTACAGTCGACGCCCCGGTAATGGTGGTCGTCGCAGGTGCACCGCCCCTCCGCGAAGACGACGTTCTCGCTGGTCGTGACGACCAGAAAGACGCCCGGAACGCCCTCGACGGCTGGAAGCTGGTCGGGACCAGGGCCGACGTCCGTCGGGTCGGAGTCTGGCAAGACCGTCATGGGGTTCTTGAGGGCCTTCAGCGACCGCGTCTCGATCGGACGCGGCCCGCTTCGGGACTCGGAACTCATAGCGACGGCGCGGACTCCGACACCGTCTCGACCTCGCGGACGACGCCGACTCCGACCTGTTGTCCGTCCCGAAACCCGGAGACCCGCGCGGGGACGATCAAGTCGCCCCGGTATCCCCACTTGACCGTGACCCACAGAACGACGGAGTCGAGATTGAAGTGACCGGACGGGAAGTCGGTCTCGATCGTGACTTCGAGCGTGTCGTGTTCCGGGTCGACGATCGTGTCGCCCAGTGTGTTCTCGACGCCGACGACTGTCCCGACGACACTCGCGTCGAATCCGTCGACCCAGACGCGGACGCGATCTCCCTCGGAGACGTCGAGAAGGTCTTCGACGACGGTCATGAGCGACCCCCGACGGAGATTCGGAACATGGTCGCCGCCGACCCGTCGGACCGTTCTGTGGGTTGCACAGCGAGGAAGTCGTCGGGCGCGTCGAACTCGTCAGACAGCAACTGAAACACGTTGCTTGACTGACCCCCGGCCCAGTCGGCGACCACCTTCAGATTCGGCGCGAAGGTCTTCTCGCGTTCGACCGCCGCTGTGACGCCGTGGAACTCCGACAGCGTTTCGACCCAGGTCTCATACCGCACGGTTTCGGCGGTCTTCCGGTCGGCGTCGATCGTCTCGAACTCGTCTCGCTCGGCGAAGTACACGAGTTCCTTCGAGTCGCAGTAGTCGCGGAGGTTCGACGGGTCGATCGACTCAAGCTGTCCCGACTCGATCGCGTCGCGGAGCTTGTCGGCCGGCCGGCTGGTCGCCGCGACGTGACCGCGATCGTCGCGGTGACTCGGTACTTCGACGCGGAACTCGTCGGACTTGATCGACGGCCGGACGACGACGATTCGGTCTGTCTTCTGGTCGAGAAACGGTTCGTCTGTCTCGATCGTCTGTGGTTCCTTCGACATAGTTCTGATTTGAACGCCTTCCCCAGCGTTCGGCCCCGACGGCGTCGAGCGGCGACGCCGCCGAGTTTGCCGACGAGAGGGAAGTGAGAAGTCCGCTAAAGCCGGTAGGTGTCTGTCATGAAGCGGTTCGCACACTCCCGACAGGTTGTCAGAGTGACGCCTTTTCGGAGGGTTAGCTCGCGTCTGACCGGGTTGTCACAGCCGGTGAAGCCACACTCCGACATTAGATGTTAAGGAGGTCTTCGACGTCGATTTCACCGTCGTCGATTCGTTCGACGAGTTCTCCCCGGAGACGCCGCTTCTTCGCGCGAACGCCGGTCGGGTATGGGTCGTTGCCAGAGACAGCCCCGGAGTGAAGCTGTGACGCGGGGTATGACGACGGGACCAGCCCACCCGTCGACCCGTCGAGAACGGCTTCTTTGTCGAGTGAGACCCGCGTTCGACCGTCTCCGACGTGACGAGCGGTCTCGACCCCGTCTTGTTCCTCGAAGACTTCGACCGCCGTCTCGGCGAGGGCTTCCTCAAGGTCGCCGGTAATGCTGTCGACGACCCGCTGGGCCGCCGCATACGGAACGCCTGCCGCCGACGACTCTGTGTCCTGATATCGGCGCTCGTCGGCGTCGATTTCGTCTTTGATTTCGCCGACGACGAGTTCCCGGAGGGCCTCGGCTTTACCCTCTAACTCTTGTCCGACCGCCTCGATTTCGAGACCGAACTCGCCGTCGATTCCGTGGCTGTTCAGCCATTCGTCGATATTCGACCCCGACGGCGTGAACTTCTGTTCGTCGACGACGTCGTCCGGGAGCTGGTCCGGCGAGACGCCGATTCGTCGCGACTGGTCTTCGTCGACCCGAAGCCCCAGCTTTGAGGCGCGGTTCACGAAGTCGTCGACGATACCGAAGCCCGCCGGGTCATAGTCGCCCAGAACATAGAACGTGTATTCGAGCGACGAGTCAAGCTGTCGCGCGAGGTCTTCGATTAGCGCGGTCGCCGACCAGCCCGACCCTTCGACCAGCGTCACGTCATACACGTCCGCGAGCGGTTCGAGCTTCCGGTATGCCGCCGATTTCTCGACGAAAATAATCTTCTGATTCTCGATCGAGTCGGTCGCGATACGGCGATCGCGGCTGTCGTCGAGGATATTCAGTCCGCGATACGAGACCGAGGTCGACTCGTCTTTGACCTTCTTCGACAGCCGCTTCGAGAGTCGCTTCGACAGCCCCCGATTCCACTTCGACGTTCCCGCGCCGGTCTTCCAGTCGGGGACAGCCGCTTCTAAGACGGCCTTCACCGGGTTGTACCAGAAGTCCCGAAGCGAGTTCGCGTTCTGTCGGCCTTCCCACGACAGGACGTCGTTCGCGAGTTCGATCAAGTGGTCGATAACGCGACTCGCGGAGACCGACCCGCCATACTCGTACCGCTCGATCGACCGGAAGTCGTCGGTTGTGAGGCGTTGCACTTCGGACAGCGTCTGTGGTTCCTTCGACATAGTTCTGATTTGAACGCCTTCCCCAGCGTTCGGCCCCGACGGCGTCGAGCGACGACGCCGCCGAGTTTGCCGACGAAAGGGAACGCAAAAGCTACCTGTCTGTCTTTATCGGGTCCGAGTTTTTACCTCGGGGGCCGGTTCGACCGTCACGCGCGTCGGTCGCGACGCTTGATCGCCGACCCGACGTCTCCGACGCGCGATCGCGCCGAGACGTCTCGACTCTTACTTCCCCCGACCATGCCGTCTTTCGACGGGTACTGGTCCGAACGGGGGCGATTTCGGATTCGCGGCGCGTCCGAACCTGGTTCGCGTGGTCGGCCGTTCGACACCCCGCCGCGAGGCGAGTTCAGGCGTCCGACCCGGCTACTTCAGGTCCGCGCCCAGGGTTTCCCTGGATTGAGGGGAGCGTCCCTCTCGACGATCGGTCCCACCGGCCGCCTTCGAGCGGGTTCCCCGGCCCGCTCGCGCCATCCGGCTTCGACCTCCGTCACAACCCTTCGACGACTCAAGCAACGGGCGGGATTGCCATAAGTGTTGTGAACATGAGGGGGTGTATGTTCACACTCTGTTAAGTCGGGCTTAGTTCTGCGTTTTGCTGGCGTTAGTGTCAGAAACGGCCGTAAACCGGAGGTTAGCGGTATTCAGACGGCGGCAGTGGTGAACATCAGCCAAAAATGTTCAACAGCGATTGCGTCGCTGTTACTCCGCGAGTTCGACGTCGTCCGGGACGTCGAAGCCGGCTTCCTCGACGAGTCGCTTGTCGCGACGGTCGATTTCCCCCGATTCGACGGCGCGGTCGAGACGTTCCCGCGCGCGCGCCCGCAGAACCTCGGGGTCGGCGTCTTCTTTGCGGACGGCGGCGTCGAACGACAGCCGCTTGTCTTCGATTAGATGGATTGCGTTCGCGACCGACGCTTCCGACGGGTCGAGAAACCAGATTTTCGACTCAAGTGGTCTGTCGCGTGTCTTCCGGTTCTCCAGGTTGTCCTTGCCTCCGAGACGCTCGAAGACGCGCTTTCGATACTGTCGCTTCGAGCGACGACTGGAGACGCCCGCGCCCGTCTCGATCGCGTCGTCGAGGTCGCCCAGGGCGAAGGCGTTGCCATTTCCGACGACAAGCTCGGCAAGAGCTTGATCGGTCCGCTTTTCGACGATCGAGCGGTCGTCCTGGTCGTCCGACTCGTCGTCCGGGTCGGAGGGAGTATCCTTACCAGACCCCTGAGAATTTTTTCTTTTTTCGAGACCGCCGTCAGACGCCGGGGGGGTGGCCCCCTCCCCCAACACTTCGTCGTGAATATCTTCGACGTCTTCGCGGAGACGACGAAGTTCGTCCGTGACGTCTCCGCCCTCCGCGCCGTCGAGATATGCTTCGATTGCGTTTTCGAGTTCGACGGATAGAACGCCGTTAATCCGCCCTCGCCGCTGTTTCACGTTCTTCCGAAACCTCTCCCACACGTCGCGGGAGACACTCACGCCGGGCTGTACCGTCTGGTCGTCCGCGTGGTCTTCCCCAACCACGAGACAGACACACACGGCTGGCGAGAAAAAACCGTCGGAGAATCCTTACCAGACGCTTATCGCTTCATTACCTCTGCCGTGATAGAATGACGGTTGCGACAGTATCCTAACCGTTTCCTTACCATACACTACATAGTTAGGAGGAAGGAAGGGAGGAAGGAACGGCGGTCTTCGGCTGTCTCTCACCGCCGTGTTCTAACCGCCCGTGTTACCGTCTCTCCCGCCGTTTCTCGTCTCACCGCCGTGACCCTCCCCCACACCGTGAGACGGCCGTCTCGAAAAAAGAAAAAATTCGCGAAGAATCCTTACCGCGCGGTTAGGACTCCCGTCTCACCGCCCCCGTGTTCAGTCGTTTCATTTATGACTCGTCTTCGCATACGTCTCTTTCATGGTGGGTCATGACGAAACAGACGGTATCAGCGTCGAGCGGCTTCTTTTTGCGCTTTCCGACCCCCGTCGCCGTCGGGTGATTGACACCGTTCAAGAGTTCGACTCGATCGAGGTGTCTGACCTCGCGGACGAAGTGACGCTTCCCGAGGAAGACCGAAAGACGGTCTATATCTCGCTAACCCAGACGCATATCGACGTTCTATCGGAGGCAGGAGTGATCGAGGTCCGTCCGATCGCGTCGCTGGTCCGGCGTGGTCCGCACTTCACGGAAGCCCAGGCGACGCTATCATACGCTCGCGACGCCGCCGAACGCTCCGACCCGCCGGCCGAGAATTAAGGGTCCCCCAACTTTCGAGACCCTCTTAGCCGTCCCCCTCTATGGATTAGACACACTGCGCGGGGCTGAATTGCCTTCGACATAAGCTCCGCGTGGTCTTCCCCAGCCCGTTCGGCCCCGGCGGCACAGCCGTCTTGGCCTCTCGGGTTTCCGAGATACACTTGCCATAGCTTCGCGGCTGTCAGTCAGAAAACAGCCGACGGTTTGATACCCCGCGCCGGTTAAGGTAGGCTTAACTCCCTACCGGGAGACCAACTTATCAGCTTCAGCTATGCCGGACCTCGACGGAGCGAAATACACGAGTTTCGACGAGTATCAGGACGCGATCGACGACACGGAGGCGGCGCGAATCTTCGTCGACGTACTTCAGCGAAACCCCGAGGTATGCTCGAACTGTTTCCTGAAGCTCCGGGACGTCGTGTTCCCGCACGACTCCGCGAAGTCGTTTCGCTCGCCGAACTCACATACCTGGAAGGGGCTGGTCCGTCACTTCCTCGCGAAGCCCGACCGAGTCGAGCGGGCGGCGGTCGACAGCGGGGCGGGCGGACAGCCGACGAACTGCGAGAACTGTGGGTCGATTCGAGGGGCGACACGACGCCCGCTGTCACGCCCCCGCGCGATCGAGTTCGCGACGAACCTCTCGGAGACCCTCACGCTTCTCGACGTCGACCACAACCCGCTGTTACTGCAGTTCGTCGTGACGCTTCGGAACCTGTTCCCCCGGTTCGCGACGCGAGACGACGACACGTTCCGAACCGCCGTCGAGTATGCGATCGACGACACGGACCACACGGTCGCGGACCTGTTCGCCGACGGCCCGCGATCGCCGGTCGTCGAAGACGCCGACCCGTTCCCGACGCCGCCGAAGCTCCCGCCGGCCGACGACTCGACCCGTCGACGATCATGTCACGGCCGTCCCCGGACGCTCCGACGCGGATAGCTGATACATTCTCTCCCGGAGACATTTATTCACCGACCTCTATTGTCTCATGTCGGTTCGTCACTCCCAGCAAACTGACAACTATGAGCGATACAGTTGACGACGACACAGACCTCGGGGCGTACCGCGCGGAAGTCACAGAGACAGACAGTCGCGGCGTGACGGTCACGCTTCACGGAGTTCATCTCTCGCTGATTCGCGACGGAGTGTTCGGTCGCGGGGGAAGGGAATACCGCCCGTCCCGGTTCCTCGATCGGGAAGTCCGTGATATCGTCGCTCGCGAGGGCTTCTCGATCGACCGATATGCCGGCGTCGAGGTCGAGCTCGGCGGGGTCGACGACCCTCTCTCGACTGTCCACTTCATTCTTGACACGTCAGACGCCCCGACCTTCGACACAGACGACGCGCCCGGCCGCCTTTCGTGACGCCCTGGTCTGGATTCCTGTCTTAGAATCACAAGACACGGTCCCGCTTCGACTCGCCGACCGAACGCGGACATATACACTACATTTCGCGATATGAACGTCAGAGACGTCCTTCCTCGCTCGACACGTCGACGCTGGGCGAAGCTCGACAAGAAAACCACCGGAATCGGGCTATTAGGGCTGATTTACATTCAGGAGGCGTCAAAAGCGGTGATAACGACAGCCGCGCCCGATATTCCGTTCGGGACGGCGATCGCTTACTCCGCGACAGCGGCCGTCTTTCTCGTCTGGTATCTGTTCCGGGAAGTCTCACTCGACGACGCGACTGAAGCGGCCGACGACGCGACAGACGCGACGACAGACGCGATCGAAGACACACTCGACACAGAGACGCGAGACTGATGGAAAACCACCTCACAGACCGACAGCGAGAATATCTCGCCGCGCTCCCGGCTGAATCGTTCCAAGCCTGGGCGGACGACCTCGACGTCAGTAAGTCGGCCGCCGTCCGCGTTCGGAAGCGAATCAACAACCACGACGGCGTCAGAGTCGAGAAGCGGAACGGGAAATACCGGCGCGTCGAGACAGACGACGCGGCCGAACGTCAGTCTCCGACGTCCGACCCCGAGGGTCGCGACGCCGAGACACCCGTTCCAGACGACTCGACTGACGACGACGAACTCGCGGAAGTCGACCCGAACGACCCCCCGACCGGACTCCGTCGTGACCTGGAACGGCAAGGCCTCACGTACGACGACTTCGAGACCGATTACGGGCTGTCCCGAGACCAAACGAGTCGCCTTCTCGACGGACTTCGAGAACGCGGCTGGTCCGTCGAGTTCGAGACGATCGACGCCCAGGGCACGCGCCTGTTCGAGCTTGCCGACGAGCGGTCGAAGAAGTTCCGCGCCGGAGACGGAAGCGGAACGTACCGCTTCGCGCTAATCAGCGATACACACCTGGGGTCGGGCGCGGAACACCTTGACGAGCTTCATGACTTCTATGACCGACTCGTCGACCGGGGAATCGAGACCGTCTTCCATGCCGGCGATATCTCTGACGGCTTCGAGATTTATCGACACCACGTTAACGAACTCAACCCCGAAGCGATCGGCTGGGGCCGTCTTCGCGACTACGTCGCCGCGAACTACCCCTCCCGAGACGGGATAACGACCCACTTTATCACCGGAAATCACGACTACAAATACTACAAGCGAAACGGGGTTCACTTCGGCGACCTTCTCGACGGCGATCGCGAGGACTTGAACTGGTTAGGCGAAATGTCGGCGACACTGGTCTTTGACGCCGAGAACTCGATCGACCTCGAACTAATCCACCCGTCGGGCGGGACTCCTTACACGGTCGGATACAGGGCACAGACGCTATATCGCGAACGGCCGCCCGACGATCGGCCGACACTCGCTGGAATCGGGCACCTACACGACAAAATGCAGGCGAACGCCGAAGGCGTCGAAGCCTTCTATACGGGTAGTTGGCAAGGGCCGACGCCGTACATTAAGCGGAAAGGTCTCCCGACGAAAATCGGCGGTTGGATTGTCGAACTGGAGATTCAGGACGGCGAGGTGCGGCGGATTCGGACGGAATGGATAGGCTACCAGCCCCGCGAGAACGCGAACGAATACGACGTCGACGACCTCACGGACCTCGACGGTGGGGACGCCGACGCCGACCTCGATATCGACGTATGAGTTTTCCCGACGATTCTGGCGACCTGTCGATCGACGGTCTCGACCAGGACGACCTCGACGAACTCCGGTCGCTCGGCTGGGTTCCCTCGACAAAGCGCGCGACCCGCCGCCCGTACCAGACTGGAATCCCCCCGATTCTTCAGGTCGGGGTCGATATCGCACCGTCAGACCGATATGACGAGTTCGGCCGCCTCCCGATTATCGACCTCTCCGGCGCGCGATAACAGATACCCCATGTTCGAGCTTCAGCCCGTTCTCGACGCGATCGTATCACTCGCCGACGAGTATACCGCGCTTGCCGCGATTGTGACCTCGACGATCGCCGCCTGGGTTCTGTATGGTCTACTCGGGACGCGATACCTCGACGCGGACGACGACTTTATCGAGCGACTGCGCGCGACCCTGATTCCGTTCCTTCAGCGATACGCCCTCCGATCGGAGTCGCTGTATGTCGAGACACGCTGTCGGCCGCGCGAGTATGTCGGCTATACCACGCGGACGACGGACGACGTCGAACGAACGCTTCAGGACTCCGGCTTCCTCCGACAGCCGCTCGCGAGTCTTCATGTCGACCCAGACGGCCGCGAGGAAGTCGGAAGCTGGTCACGACCGCGCCGGCCGCTTCTCCCGGTCGAGGCGCTCGCGCGACCGCTCCCGGCCGTCGGCGGCATTCTCGGCCGCTTCGTGAAGTCCCTCGACGTCATTCTCGCGCTTCGACAGACCCATGTTATGCTGTTCGTCGAGACCGTCGAGAACGGGGCCGATCGCGTTCACCTGTTCGCCCATGCTGAACCGAACCCCGTGAACCCGCTCGTCGCATACCGACACTATCGCGGGCGTGGGTTCAGACCCGCGCCGGTCATGGCGCGACGGACTCTCACGGCGGCGGGTCTCGATATCACACCCGCTGGCGACTGGTCTCACCGTCACAACTGACTCCAGCCCCCTATGACGCCCCGGACCTGTCGACGACGGGGTCGAGGGTCAGTGTCGACTCTCGTCTGTCTCCGGCGACCACACGTCGCCGGTCTTCATGCGCCACCCACACGCGCCCGGACACGGAGGTCGCGAACTCGGAGAGACGGGCTGTCGATGTTCGACACCGCCAACTGGTTCACAGACAACTGCGTGACTCCGTCACTCTGACAACATAGAACGTCCTGCGGCTAACGCCGCCGCTTCCGGCGGATAGACGCCGACGGCCTATACTCGCCGTATGTCGCGACTGGGGGTTCGATTCCCTCGCCGGGCATACTGAACCGACCGACTGACTACCCGATCGCCGCCCGCGAACCCGTCGCTCGACGCGATCGCGGCGAATCACGCGCTTAGAAAACAACCCCTCATGGAAGACGACGAGACCGACGAGAAAGACTTCGAGACCTGTCCGGCGACGACGAAGTCGGGCGACCCATGCGGACAGCCCGCCGGCTGGGGGACCGACAGCGACGCCGGCCCGTGTAAGTTTCACGGCGGCGCGGGCGGCGACGTCGGCGACCCAGGCGGCGCGCCGGAGGACAACGAAAACGCCGAGACACACGGTCTGACGGCCGATCGGGACAAGTGGTTCGACCGACACCGCGAGGAAGTCTCGGAGCGAGTACGCGCCCTCACGGCGTCGTATGTCCGGGACGCCCCGTTCGGCTGGGACGCCCAGGCGAAGGTCGACCAGGTCGTCGAGGTCGCGATCGACCAGACGCGGCTTCGACACTCGAACGACGTGATCGACGGGTTCCTCAAAACCCAGGTCGTCGGGACACGCGACGACGGGTCTCCGATTCGACAGGTCGAAGAACACCCCGGACACCTCCCTCGGGACCGAATCAAGCGAACGAACCTCCGGGTTCTGAAAGACCTCGGCATTCTCGACGACCCGGACTCGGCCCAGGCGGACGCGACGAAGACGATCGCGGAGGTTCTCGCGAATGAGTAGCTCCGACACGCCCGATCGGGCGACACTCGCCCCCGGTTTCGACTCGTCGGCGGTCGACCCGACGCCGGACTCGGACCGCGATCACGGGACCGACGGCGACGTGACGGAGTTTGAGGGGTTATCAGCGACGGAGGCGCGGAACCGGCTGCGCGCCCTGTCGCTCCCGGAGCGAATCGAGGTTCTGTTCGGCGTCGAACCCTTCGACTACCAGCGAGACGTCGGCGCGTATGTCGACCAAAACAGCCCGGCCCGCGTCGCGATACAACCCGGCCGACAGGTCGGCAAGACACTCTGGGGCGCGGCGCTGGCGGCCGACGACGCGATCATTCGACACGGCGAGGACACGCTAATCGCGGCCCCGTTTCAGGAAACCGCCGACGAGCTAATGAGAGAGGCGACGCGGCTTTTGGAGACGGCCGAGAAGCGAGTCGCCGCGATCGAGGGGCTGTCGATCGGCGTCGAGACGCGGAACAAGCGCGAATGGGAATTTGCACACGGCGGGCGGCTTCTCTCCCGGACGCTGGGCGTCGACGGCGTCGGACAGCGAGGGAAATCCCCGAAGTTCGTGATCGTCGACGAGTCCGCCTTCGTCCCCGACGACGTGTTTGAGTCCGTCGTCGAGGCGTTTTTCGCGACACACAACGACTATACGTTCACCCTTCTCTCGACACCGTCGGGCGACTCGGGGTTCTTTTACCGGAAGGTGAAGCTCGACGACGACTGGTATTCCCCGTATTGGCCGACGGCGATATGTCCGCTCGTCGACACCGACTGGTTAGCTGAACGGAAGCGGAAGAACGACGCGCGGACGTTCCAGCGGGAGTATCTCGGGGAGTTCGTCTCGTCGAGCGATCGGTTCTTCGACGCGGAGGCGATCGACGACGCTATGTCGGCGGTCTCGCTCGACGACCGCGACCTGTCGATCGGGGCGGATATCGCGAGGGCGGGCGACGACCAGACGGCGATCGTCGCGGTCGACGAACTCGGGACGGCTGAAGTCCTGGTCGCCGACCGGAACATGACGCTTACCGAGGCGGCCGGGACGCTCGTCGACCTGTATGAGTCCCGCGACGTCGACGCGATCGCGATCGACGAGACTGGGCTGGGCGCGGGGCCGGTCGAAATGGTCGAATCCGAACTCGGCGAGGCGGTCGTCGAGGGCGTGAAGTTCTCGATCGAGCGGAAACAGTCGCTGTATAACGAACTGAAAAATGACCTCGAAAACGGGACGCTTGACCTCGCGAACGACGGACAGTTGCTCCGGGAACTCCGGGAACTCGAATACTCCCTCACCGCGAGAGGGAAGACAAAAATCGACCACCCGGACGGCGGACACGACGACCTCGCCGACGCCCTCGCCCTCGCGGCGTGGGTCAATCGGGGCGGGGCGAGCGACGATTACGCGCGAGACTCGGACAACGTGGTCGTACTATGAGTGACGACGCTCCCGACACGCTGTTCGGCCGGCTTCGCGACCGTGTCTCCGACGCTCTCGCTCCCGACGACGGGTCGGCGTCGCCCCAGGCGCGCGACGAAGACCCGATTTCGATCGGCCGCGAGGAGTTCCGGGAAGAAATCGACGCGCGGGACGTCAAGACGTTCGTCGAGGAATATTACAAGAACCCACTAATCAGAATCCCGATTCAGAACTTCGCGAGCGACGTCACGGAACCCGGCGTCTCTGTCGAGGTGGAAGGGCTGGGCGACGACGAAGACGTCCCCGAGGTCGTGTATCAGGGCGAGACGACACCGCTCGACGACGCCCTCGAAGACTGGATAACCTCAAGCTATATCGACGGATACAGCTTCTCCGGGAACGGCGCGGACTTACTGGAAGAAGTCGTCAAAGACCGGCGCGGCCGGCGTGGGACTGCGATCGTCGAACTCGCCTACGACGACCCGCGCGACCGGAACGAGCTTCTGGGCTTGAAGCCCATGCGGCCGGAGACGACCGTCACGTATACGCGCGAGGGGAAGGCGATACCGCTCCGGCCGGGCGACCAGCCGGGAACGTTCGACACAATCGCGATCGACGACCTGAACGACGACTCGCGAAACGCGCCTCCCGAGACGCCGGCCGGGAAGACAGCCGCGATCGTTCAGTTCGACGACGTCTTCGGCGCGGACGAACGCGACGAGATTCCTTTCGCGCTTGACGACGTCGCTGTCTCGACCCACGACGCTGATACGGGCGAGATATACGGCCGCCCGGACACGGCGTCGGTGATTAACCGCGCGCGGTCACTGAGACGGAAGCTTCGGTACGTCGACCAGTCTGTGATTAATACGGCGTTTGGGAACATTATCGCGACTGTCGAGTCCCAGGACGAAGACGTCGTCAAGAACGTCCGGGATAACCTCACGCCGAACGTCCGCGATCGCGACGATCGAGACCTTGACCCGGAGACAGTTTCGGCGACGAACGCGCCGGTCGATATCACCGAGATTCAGGGGAACGTCCCCCAGGTCGAACAGATTATCCAGCAAGAAATCGAGTTCGTCTTGACCGCTATGCCGACTCCGCTTTATCGAGTCGGTTTTGCTGGCGATATTAACCGTGACGTGACGTCCGAACAGGGAGAGGATTATCGCGATCAAGTCAAACGCGAACGCCGACGGCTGGAGGGCGACTTCCAGGGCGTGTTAGAACAGAAGGCGCGGGAACTGATTCTCGGCGGCCCGAAGTCCGACGAAGACCTTCCGGTCACGCCGCGTCTCCGGCTTCGACCGTCGGACGCGGAGTCGCCGCTTCGCGACGAAGAATTTGACGCGGGCGAGTTCTCGACGCTCATGTCGGGGCTGTCGACGGCGGCGGGACCGAAAGGCGGCGCGACCGCGCTGGTCCCAGCCGAGACGATCGTCGACACGTTCCTCGACATGAACCCCGACGACGTCCTGTCGGAGTCGTCGGACAGCCCGCCTCGGGCTGGTATGGAAAGCGAGGCGGCCCGCGAGGTCTTCGAGCGGCTTCAGGACGACGACGACCCAGACGGCGACGGCGAGGCGGCCTTAGCGACCCGGTACGCGAGTGGCGACCCCGTTTCGACGCCGGACGGCGACGGCGTGGTCGTCGAGACGGCCGAGACGACGATCGAGGTCGACGGCGAGCGAGTCGAGGGAAGCTCGCGATCGCCGGCTTATGTCGTCGCGCTTGACAGCGGCGGCGCGTCGACGTTCCGCGCGAGTGACCTGACTAAGTCCGACTGGTTCCCCGACGACGACGTCGACCCGTCGACGCTCGATCAAGCGGCACGCGCGGCTGTCGACCCGCTCCGATTCCCGGCCGTTCACAACGATCGCGACCGCGACAGCGACGCGGAGCGACTGGAAGACCCAGGCGTCGGCTTCGACTCGCTCCCGGACGGCTGGGACCGTTCCAGTGTCCTGAAGGCGTGGTCGTCGCTGGGCGGGTCGTTCACGTCGGCGCGGCGCGAGTTCCGGGGCGAGGTTCGCGACCCGGCGGGTCTCGCCGCCGCTTTGAAAGACGAAGTCCTGGGCTTCGAGACATGGCGCGGTGGCTTCGCGGCGTCCCCGGCGACACTCGCGGTCGAAGACCCAGACGGGCCGTTCGGCGACGTCCCGGTTCTCCCCGACACGCTCGAAAACTTCTCGACGGCGTGGCTGATTCGGTACGCCGAGTATGTCGCCGCCGACAAGCCGGAGATTCCCGAGGAAGACCGTCTCGCGACGATCGACCAGGCGACACTCCGGCGAGAACTCGCGGAGCTTGAGTTCAATCCGACCCTTCACCCGCGCGACCCGGAGACGGGACAGTTCGTCGAGCGGCCGTTCGACCTCCCGGACGACGCGCCGGACTTCACGGACCTGTCGACAAAGGAGACGCTCGAATATATCGCCGAGAACGACGACAGCGGGCTTCTCGACGACACGCTGTTCAATCCCGACGAGAATATCACGGCCGACCAGGTTCCGGTTCGAGCGACGTCGCTCGACGACGTCCCCGACCCAGACGAGTTCGACGGCGACGTCCCGACGAACCCGCCGATCGACGAAGGCGACGCCCCGGACGTCCCGGACGTCGGAGAGAGTGTCCCGCTGGAAGACCAGGGAGGACAAATCCGTCTGAACGAACTCGACGGGCTGGAACGCGGCGACTTGATCGCAGTCGACGACACAGTCGCCGAGTTCGAGAACGCTTCCCAGAACGGTCGGAACTTTCTATACCGGGACGGAAGCGGCGACGTTCAGGAAGGGGAAGTTCCTCGCGACACCGTCCGCGCGCTTGACACCGCGATCGACGAGAAGAACCCCGAGACGGGCGACGACGGCGGCGGCGACGGCGTCTCGCTTGACGAGATTCCGGTAAATGACGAGTCGAACTTCGTCGACGTCGAAGACGAACGGAACCTCGAAGAAGGCGATATCCTTCGCGTCGAGCGGGACGGGACGCCGGAAATGGCGCGGGTCGTCGACGCGCCCGACGACCTGGGGAACGAACCGACCGTCGAGAACGCCGACGGCAATCAGTATCAAGCCGCTATCGGCGGCACGTTCGCGGAGGGGGATATCACACGCCGCTACGCCCCCGACGAAGTCACGCCGGACGTCGCCGACGCCCGCCGGGGGACAGACGTCACGGCGCGCGACGTCGACCCCGACGACTCGCGGTTTATCGAAGACCTTGACCAGCTTGACGACGACGGCGCGAACTGGGAACAGTCGCCGTTCGTCGCCGAGGAAGGCGACCTTATTCGGTATCAGCCCCGTGGGTCGGACGACTGGTCGTTCGGCGTCGACCCAGGCGGCGGCATGGGCGGGACGACGCTTGTCACGCCCCAGGGCGACAAAGTCGACGTCGGCGGCATGACGCTCGAACGCTACCGCCCAGAAACGGAGGATATCGACGCGGACTCGTTCAACACCGTCTCTGACGACCTGCCGGAAGTGAACCTCTCGACACGGGACGGGCCGCCGTCTCGCCGCCGTGAGGGCGTCGATCGAGGCGACACGTTCGGCGAGACGCTCCCCGGCGCGGCCGTCGACGAACAGGCGATTCCCGAGGGGGCCATAATCGCGGAAGACAAGAACGACCCAGAGAGCTATCAAGTTCTCGGGTACGACGAAGACTTCCGAGGGACCCAGCAAATCGTCATTCGGTCCCACCACGGTAACACGCGGCGGTTTGACGCGGACCGGTTCGACCGGCGCGGCTTCAAGCGATACCGTCGGCGAGCGGACGCGCGGGTCTCGATCGACGGCTGGGACGACGCCGACTCGATAGACGCCCGACGCGAAGCCGTTCGGGAGACGCTTGATACCGTTCTCCCCCGGTTCGACAACCTGGAAGACACGGTTCTTGATCGGAACAGCGTCCTCCCGATCGCAGACGACCAGTTTGACCGAGTCAAAGAGTCGATCGCGCGTGAACTCGCTCGCTCGAAGTCGCGCGATCACGCCGAGACGGTCGTCGCCCGCATGACGGCCGCCGGCGACGACAAAGACCGCGCCTCGGCGTCGCCGAACGCAAACACGCGCGAAGAACCACGCGGCCGGTTCCAAATCGGCGACGGCAGGAACGGGGACGAAGAAACGATCACACACGAACTCGGACACACTGTCGGCTACGCATACGGGTTTCAGGGGACGTCGAACGACAAAGACGGAGCGGTGTATCCCATGCCAGAACACAGTTGGGAATCCGACCGCTTCGAGGCGGAGGAAAAGTATGGTCTCGCTGTCCCGCCCCGCGACCGCAACCCCCAGGGTGGAACCCAGGACATACCGAGCGACAGAAACTCGTTCTTCACAAACGGCGAGTCGATCGCGGACGACGTCGAGACGGAAATCGGGAGCGGCCTTGACGGCCGGAACTTCTCGCCGGCCGCCGACGACCTCGGTAATCCGGGCGGGGGTAACGAGCTACTGTCCGAGGGTCAAATGATTCGCCTCGGTGACACGCCGTCCCATAACGAACCGAAGAACTGGGAGGTCGCCGAGGCCCAGGCGGTCGACCCTGGGCTACCCAGGTACGACGCCCCCGACGACGCTGTCCCACGGGACGAACTCGACGACGAGTTCCGAACTCGAATGAACACGGTCCAAACTGTGACGCTTGAAAGCCGAGACGGCGATCAAGTCCGGGCGACGCTGTCCGCGCGGTCAAGTGGCCCGTCGCTTCAGTGGTCCGACGACGCAGAGTATGTCGGGTCGGAACAGGTCGACATGACGCGACAGTCTGTCCCGGACGACTGGCGAACCGAATACCCGGACGCCGACGACGTCCTGGGGACGGACGACTTCGACGACCCCGAGGAAGCCGCTCGGAATCTCGCGGCTATGGCTAACAAAGCCTGGTATCGAATGTCCTGGGCGACGAAACAACTCGGGGCGCAAGACGCCCAGAAACTCTCAATCGTTAACGGCGGCTATGACGCGAAGAACGCCCATGAGGTCATGTCCGCCATTCACGAACTTATGCGGTCGAAAGAGGGCGACCTCGGCCCTCGCGACGACCCGCTTGAAACGGAGATTCGCGACGGGATTGACTCGCTGGTCCGCCACCACCCAGGGCTGTTAGAAGCGTACCGGAACGTGTACGACCTCCCGGAGAAACACGGTCGTATGGCGAACGGCATTCTCGACCGGCTGGGCAAGGACTTCAGATTCGACGGGTACGGCGACCCGTCGGACGACGAAGCGGAGCTTCTCGACGACCTCTATTCGGAGGGTAGCTCATGATCGCGATATTCGACGCGGACTCGGGCGAGAAGGCGGCGGAAGTCACGTTCAGCCCGTATGAGTTCGAGACGACAGACGCCGCCGGGCCGGCGGTCGAACAGGTTCTCGACACGCTGGAAGACCTGGGTCAAATGAACCGCGAGACGGCGATCGAGGCGAACCCGTTCGCGGCGAACGACGCGCCGATCGAGAATCAGCCGACCAGCATGGAAGGCAACGACCCGCCGTCGAGACAGTTTCTAATCGACACGCTCGCCCGGCGTGTTCGGCCGGGCTACGTGGTCGAGACTGACCCAGACAGCGACGACAGCGACGTGTAACGCTCGCCTCCCCACCTGATCATGCTTGAATGGTGTCTCGTTTTGTATAGCGGCGCGACCGTCGCGTTCGGATTGTTGTTCGGCGTGAACAACCCCCCGGAGACGGCCTTTGAATGGCTGGTTCTGGCGGCGTTCGCGGCGGCGTGGCCCGTGGTCTGTCTGGTCTCGACGGCCGGCGAGGGGGTCTGACATGGGCGACCCGACGGAAAACCTTCGCGCGGAGTTCGTCGAGGCGTTTATCGAGCGGTTCGACGCGATTCGCGACCGAGTCGACCGCGCCTTGGGAGACCTCGACGTCTTCGCCCTCGCGAGAGACGCCGAACAGCCGCGAACGCCGGAGGAAATCGCGGACGACTCCCCGCGAATCCTGTCGTTCAAGAGTCGCCGGGAGAACGTCGCCGCCTTCGTCGCCTGGTTAGAGTCAGTCGTCGAGGAAGAACTTCTCCGACCCGTCGAGAACCAGCGAGACGTCGCGAACGGCGATCACTGGTCGGCCCAGTTCGTCCGCATGGCGTACTCGCAGGGCTGGTTTCAGGCGCGGAACCGGCTTCGCGTCGAGGGCGTGAACGTCGGCCCGGACCTGGAGACCGAGGCGGTCTTCGACCTGCCGGTGGCGACGGAGACGCTGTCGCGGTACTATCAGCGAACGTATGAAGACCTCCTCGACCTGTCGGACGACGTCACGGCGGAGGCGACGACCGTTCTGACGAACGCCTTCGCCGAGGGCGTCGGGCCGCGTGAGGCGGCCCGACGGGTCGACGACGCCGTCGCGGAGATTGACGAGACACGCGGCCGCGTGATCGCTCGGACACGGACGATCGACACCTACACTGACGCGACGATCGACCGCTACCGAGACGCCGGGGTCGCGGCGGTCGAACACGGCGAGTTTTCGGACTCGGACGACGCGCGGGTCTGTCCGATTTGTGAGGAACTCGACGGTCGGGAGATACCGCTGGTCTCGATCGAGGAAGAGACATTCGAGTTCGACCCGCCCGAGGGCGTCCCGGACTCGCTCGCCGGCACGTTTGGCGTCAAACCCCCGATTCACCCAAACGGACGCTGTGTCCTACTGCCGGTTATCGACTGATAGGAGGCGATTCAATCCATGACACACGAAACTCTCGAAAGTCGAGTCGCTGGGCTGTCGGCCGACGACAGCGACCAGGTTATCAGCGGTGTCGCGATCGGCGTCGGCGATATCACGAAGGGGCTGTCCGGCGACCTGAAGGTCTGGGAAGCCGACGAACTCGAAGCGGCCGCCGAGTCGCTGGTCGGCGGCGACGTGAAGGCGCTTCACTCCGAGGCGGTCGTCGGCGAAATCGTCGACGCGGGGTTCGTCGAAGACAAAGGCGTCGTGTACGAAGCGAGACTTACCGACGACGAACTCGCCCAGGGCGTCGAGAACGGCCGTCTGACCGTGTCTGTCGAGGCGAGTCACGCGGACGGCGGGACCGTCGAGACCGATCGCGGCGAAGCTATGCGGGCGGCTGATATCGAGTTTGCGGACCTCGCGATCGTTCAGCGAGGCGCGTCGCCGTCGGCGTCCGCCCAGCCGGGACAGGCGG